GACATCTAGAAGTTCAGTCGACGGCGGATCAGCCTCGGCCTCCGCGTCTATGCGCTCCTGGATGTCAGCGACAAGGCGCCGGATCATGCGCTCGGCTTTGTCAATCCAGATCTGAACCTGAGCCAGATCGGTAGGCACGCCCTGGCCGATCCAGGCGCCCGTTACATCACCGGGTGTAGTCCACGACACGATACCTCCCAGGGCTCAAGGGTTGGTGGGGCGACCCGCTAGGAGCCGCCCCACCGGTTGGATCACGGAGTGACGTTGACGTACTCCACGAATGCTGCCGTGTCGTTGACCAGCCAGCCGTACTCGGCCTCAGCGAGGACCGCGACGAGGTTGTTCTCGAACAGCGACACCAGCGATCCGTTGATGGTCACCGTCGCCTCGGTCGAAACCTTGTACGAAATGCCGCCGACGACACCCCATGCAGCCTGCGACCAGTCGCCACCGAAGCCGAGCGTGTCGGTGGTGTCGTTGAAGACGCCCTCACCGATGAACGCCGACCGGCCCAGGAGGCGACCCTGACGGATCGGGCCTGCATTGTCGACCAGCGGCGAGTCGATGAAGATCGGGCGCCCCGAAGTGTCTACCGCCCCATTGAGAAGCGGTTCGAAACGGTCGTCAAGCGCGAAGCCCGACAGGCGCTTCCCGTCGTTCACGAGCAGCGACAGTCCGTCGTTGATGTCGGCGAAGATGGCGCCGTCAGCCTGCGCGTTCGTACCAATCTCGACAGACTTCGTGGTCTGCGCGATGTAGGTAGTGAACGGGGTGTTGGTACCGTGCAGCGCGGCGGCATCGAACGCGGAAGCGAACGCGTCACCGACCTGGTTGCGAAGGATTCCCATGAAGTTGCCCGGGTTGGCTCGCACGACCTCCGCCGAGACGACGGCGATGGTGGCGATCTTCTTCGGGTCCATGTTCTTCAGCGACAAGGCACCCGACGATGCGGGCTTCTGCGCGCCTTCAGCGACCCAGCCAGCCGAAAGGCGACCAGTCACTACAGGGATAGCGGTACCGGACGCACCGAGGGGAACCTCGGGGGCGAGGGACTGAACGGTCGAGCTGCGCGCAGCACGCTCGAAGATCGGCTGGGACTGCTCACGACTCAGGAAGCCGCTGAAGTCGCTCAGCTTGGTTGCGGCAGTGATTGCCATTTGAACTCCTAGTTGGATTGGGGCATCAGTTGATGCCCAGTGCCTGTTTCAGCGCGGACTCGAGTCCGTCGCCGTTCAGCGCCAGCGGCGGCGCGCCTCCCTCGCCGGGAACGTGCAACCGTTGCGGCTGCTGTTCGCCCCGGAACGCCAGGAGGGCGTCGGCTGCGGCCTCGAGTTCTTCCTGCGTGCTGCCAGAAAGCAGGTTCGCGGGAACTCCCTTGGCTGCGGAAACCTCCGCGCGGATGGAACGCAGTTCGAGCTCGGCGGCACGTTTCTCCGCCGCGTCGAGCCGTTCCTGTGCCTTCTGCGCTTCCGTCTTCTGCGCTTCTTCGATCTGTGCGAGACGCTTTGCGGCGCTCTCGTTCGCCTTTGCGGCGGTCAGGTTCTCCTTGGCGCGCGACTCCCACTTGCGGGCTTCGGCCTTCCAGTCGGTCTCCTGCGGTTCCTGCGCCGCGGGAGCACCAGACTCCTGCGGTTCCCCCTGCGGGGTGATTTCGTCAGCCATGCGGCCCTCCAGTGGTTACCTACGGCCCCGTGCGGGGCATGAAGTGCCCACCGGAAAGGCGGGCATGACCGGGGCTGTGGCATGCGCCACCCCGGAAACAAGAAAGCCGCCCGTAGGCGGCTCAGAACTAGTCGGGTATCAGGTCTCGACCGATGCCTTCGGCACGCTCGAATGCCGACCTGTAGACATCAAGGTCGTAATCCTCAGGAAACGCGTCAGGCCCGGTCCCCGGAACGATCAGACAGTTGCAGTTGTCGTGCCACTCGTTCGATTCCCCCGCAGAGGCGGCATCCCGGTACACGAACCCGCGCGAGGCGACCATCGTGCAGAAACGACACGTCGGCCCGGACGGCATCCGAGCAAACCGCGTCGGTTGCGTGTCCGACAGAGCCGATTCGTAAACCGTGGTCCGAAACGGAGCCAAGACCAGGCGCTGCGTTGACCCCGACAACAGCGATAGGGAATCGTCCGCGTCGCCCACGTCGAACAATGGGCCGAGACCCCAACGAGCTGATGCGTTCGCCTGATCGGCGTCGATCGGTCGGGCCATAACCGCTTGAAACCTCGCCACGGAGGGTGGGGCGTCCCGCAGCATGTCGTACCAGTCAGCACCTAGCAGCGCGGCGGCGTCCCCGTAGGCGGTCACCAGTTCGGGGAAGAAGCCCATTAGTGCGTCGCGCACTGCAATGGGTGAACCCTCGAGGTTCAGCGACCGCCAGAAATCCGTGAGGTCACGCTGCGCCAGGAGTACCAGCGACGACGTCGCCTCCCGGTACTCCGCCACCTGTTGCGCTGTTGCCATTTCTCAGCCCCCGCGCCGCTTCAACCAACTGTGTGAGCCGAGATCCTGCCTCCGCGCGCCGCTTCTCCGCCATGAATCGGGCGATCTGCTCCCGCGACAGGCCTGCGTACTCCATGCCCACTTCCGACTCACCGAAACCGGTGATAGACGTAGACAGCTTCGAGAAAGCATCCGCGCGAGCAGAAGGAGAAACGATGGCAGGGTCCGTGAACTGGGCCGAGAGGGTCCGAAGTTCCTCGGGTACCGCCTCGAGACCGTCGCGGAGCCGAACGGCGAGTTGGAACGCCTTCACTGCGCCGCGACCCCAAACCCGGTTCGCGTCACGCACGTCCATGATGAGGTCTTCCTTGGCCGCATAGATCGCGTCCGCACTGGACGGGTTCGACGCATCAGAGAACTTGACATCAAGGTTCTGGTCATCCGCGAACAACGACTGGATCAGACGCATCTGCTCTGCATGAGGTTGCGGGGACGCGCCGGAGAACCGGTGAATGTTTATCTCTTCGCCGTCCTCCGTGTCGATCGCGTTCATGCGACCCATCAGCGCATTCCACTTGTCGTTACCGATGAACTCGGTGACGTTGGCTCCAAAGAGCCAGTACTTGTCCGCCGAGTAGAACTCCGCCGACACCTCCGCGCGCAGCAGCGTACGCACAGCAGCATCCGTCAGACCCATTGCCGTACGCGTCACCCGCGAGTGGCCAAACGGGCGATTCAGTTCCGGGTGGTATGCGACGCGCGCCACCGAAACTTCGCCGAGTGGGTTCGGAATCCAAGCGGAAGACCACTTCCCCGAGTTTCGGACGAACGAGTACACGCGAGTCGGCGTGTACATCACCATTTCCGTAGGCTGGCCACCGTCCGTGCTGATGACGGAGAGGAATCCCGCGATGGCGCGGCGCCGCTTGTCCCACACCGCGGCCGACGAGTCCGCCGAACGCGCCAGAATAAGAACCTCAGGTTCTCCCGCGTCGACATCGCCAGCGGTGACCGTCAGGAAGGCGCATGCGTGGATAGCCGACGACGTGACAGCCTGCGGGAACTCCTCGAAGAAGTGGTTGTCCGCAAGCAGGCCACCCATACCGAACGGATCCGCCGAACCATCCACCGACACGAAACCCTCGAACGCCGAACGCCCAGTAAGGGAGTTGACGCCCTTAGAGATCCACTGCAACGGTGTGAACGCGGTCTGCATCTGCGGAGGAACCGCGATCCCGAAGTCACGCAGCGCGTTCTTACCCTCGTAGTAGACCGTCCTCAGCAAGTTCCGGGGACGCTTCGCCTCCCACGTCGAATACAGGCTGATGAACAGATCCTTGTCGGCCTCGTCAACCGGAACACTGGGAGCGGTGGCAGGAAGTGACGTCACAGGAAGACCGCCTTTCGTTCGCCGTCGCCCCGCGGTTTGAGCTTCGTAGTCCTAGCGCCCCAGAGGGCAAGTGAGACCGCTTCGAGTGGGGTCTCGTCTCCATCGGGAACGGTAGAAATCCACCCGCCCCGCCTGTCCTTATCCGTAACAGCCACCGAGTTGTCGAGCACGCTCTGGCCTTCCGCACGATGAGTCACAGAACGTTCGCGCATCGCATCGCGGAACATCTCGCAGGCCTGTAGGTACTGCGGCGTGTTGGCTACCGTTATGCGTGCCGGAGGAACCTTGCGATCGAGGAGGTACTGCCGGAGCACACCAGCACCCGCCGCACCTGACAGGACGATCCGCTGCGCAGCACGCCACCTCACGACACCGTCCGGGTTGTCAGCAACGAACCAGTCGGCCAGTTGCACTAGGCCCGCTTCCGAATCACCGTCGAGCGCGTCGATCAGCTCGACGTGTCCTGACTCGGGCGTTCCGAAGTGTCCTCCGACGGAGATTCGTTCGCCGGATGTCGAGAATGCAACCGCGTAGGACGGATACCCTTCGCCGGTAGCCTCGCCTTCAGACTCAACCCACTGGGAACCCGAGAAGTACCGCGATCCTTCTTGATCGGAGTCCCAGATTCCCAGCGCCTCTCGGCGCCACGACTCTGCCGAGGGGAGGTTCTTCCGAAGCCGGAGCATCGATCGCACCGGAGTGCGGTGTGGGAACGAGGGATTGGCTATCGCCCACTGTTCCCGGTCGTCCGGGTCCGCGTCTGGGTCCGCGGAGCACTCGATGTAGACCGCATCCTCAGTCTCCCCCGCCAACGCTTCACGCCGACGTGCCTTGAACGCCTCGCCCGGGTCCACAGGACGCGGGGGCGTACCCATGAAGAACAGCAACGCGCCGGCAGGGAACCGCGACTGGTTAGTCGCCGCGACCATGTCCTCCAGCGCCTTCTCCGTGAGGATCTGCGCCTCATCGAAGACTTCGATGTCGACCTCGTCGAAGCCGCGTCCGAATCCCTGTTCTCGGGCTCCGAACATGATGACGGAGCCGTTGGTGAAGTGGATCTCTTGCTCGCCGTTCACTGCCCGGATCGACTTGACGTACTTCGCTGCGCCCGACTTCTGCGCTAGAGCTCGCATGGACCCGAAGGTCTTCGACGCCGTGCGCGTCCGGTGCGCTGACCACAGAACCGTGAGCCCGGGGAACAAGGTGCACAGCGCGAACACGATCCGCATCACCAGGAACGTCTTTGCCACCTGGCGAGGGATGCTGTAGGTGATTCCACCCACCGTTGCCGCGTACTCACCGTTAGCGCGCTTACCCAGCGTCACACGCCCCGCGCCGCGCTGCCACTCATCGAATGAGTCGCCCCACTCGGCGCAACGCGCTTCAACCTTCGACCAACCCGACGAGACTATGCCGGCAGGAATGACTACGTGTCGGGCAACCTCAGATAGCTTCCGCGTCGAACGCTTCGTCTGCGACGTCTGCGGCATCCGAAGCCTCCTCCTGAGCACGCGCCTCGAGCGCGTCGATCT